TATTCTGTCTTGGATGGTTGGCAATGTGATCAGTAAACCAGATGCAAACAACAATGATTATCCCCGTAAACAGAAAAACATCTTCAAGATTGATGGAGCTGTGTGTTTGCTTATGGGAATTAATCGAATACTCACTTTGACGACCAATCCTTCAGAGGACGATCTATCGAGTCACATTGAAAAATACGGGGTTAGAAGACTCTAATGAGCATAAAATCAAAAATAGGGGAGTGGCTTGGGTTCAAGTCTACTCCCCTTGTTATTTCTGGACCTGATGAATTGGCACGTATTTTTGGTGCTGAATTTGTCAGTGGTTCAGGACAGCCTGTTACGCCATTGAGAGCCATGCAACTTGCGATTGTATTTTCATGTATACGAGTGCTTTCAGAATCAATGGGCATGTTGCCATGCAGATTGTATAAACAGGATGGTAAATACAAGCAACCAGCGACTAATCATAAGCTTTATGATCTTTTAAGCATTGCACCTAATGACTATATGACAGCTCAAGAGTTTTGGGAATTGCTTATGGTTTGCTTGTGCTTGAGGGGTAATTTTTACGCTTACAAGGTTTATGCATTTGGTGAGGTTGTTGAATTACTTCCTCTTGATCCGAGTTCAGTGACACCAAAGCTAAAAGACGATTGGACAGTTGAGTACCAAGTTAATTTTAAAGATGGCGGTATTAAGACATTGAGTCAGAACGAAATTTGGCATGTTCGTTTATTCACCTTAGATGGCTTAACTGGTCTTAATCCTGTGGCATATGCACGTAAATGTATTGCACTTGGGTTGGATACAGAAGAACACGGAGCAACGTTATTTAAAAATGGTGCTGTTACTTCAGGCGTTCTGGAAACGGATGAAGAATTGACTGATAAAGCTTTTGAGCGACTCAAGACAGAATTTAATGAAAACCATACAGGTTTACAAAATGTTTATAAGCCTATGATCTTAGAAAAAGGTCTGCATTGGAGACCTACAGCCCTAAATCTTGAAGATTCCCAATTTTTAGAAACACGTGAATATCAAAAAAGCGAAATCTGCGGATTGTTCCGGGTACCACCTCATTTAGTGGCTGCAATGGACAAGATGACTTTAAACAATATTGAACATATGGGGATGAGTTTTGTGAATTACTCATTGGTTCCCTATATGACCCGAATTGAATCAAGGATCAGAGTTGGATTGCTCAATGAAAAAGATCGTAAAAATCATTATGCAAAATTCAATGCTGGCGCGCTTTTACGTGGTGACTTGAAAACACGTTATGAATCTTACGGCAAAGGTATTCAGTGGGGATGGTTAAGTCCTAATGATTGCCGAGAACTTGAAGATATGAATCCACGTGAAGGTGGGGATGTTTACTTAACCCCGATGAATATGACAACAAATCCTGAAGGGGAGAATGATGCAAGTAAAGTATCTTAATGTCCCATTAAAAATTAAAAGTGTATCCGATAGTGGTGAATTTGAGGGGTACGCATCAGTTTTTGATGTAGTCGATAGTTATGGTGATGTGGTTGTAAAGGGTGCATTTAAAAATACATTAGACGCATGGAAAAAAAGAGAGGATTTACCACCTGTCCTTTGGCAACATCAAATGTCTGAGCCTATTGGGCCATTTATTGAGATGAGAGAGGATGAGCACGGACTATTTGTTCGAGGAAAACTTCTTATTGATGATGATCCTTTAGCTAGACGTGCATTGGCTCATATGAAGGCTGGTAGTGTTAAAGGTATGTCAATAGGTTACATCGTTGTAGATGCTGAATATCACAAACAGGATGATCTTTATTATTTGAAAGAAATCGATTTGTGGGAAGCCTCAATTGTGACATTTCCAGCAAATACCGAAGCAAAAATTACTGAAGTAAAGCAGTCACTTCGTAAAGGTGAAATACCTTCACCATCAACAATTGAGAAGGCATTACGAGATGTAATGGGTTTCTCCCAGAAACAAGCCAAAGCTTTTATGGCGAAAGGCTATAGTGCATTAGGTTCTCAGCGAGATGTTGAAAGTCAAAATGAGGCACTTAAATCAATCAAAGACTTAACAGCATTTTTACGAGGATAATACTCATGGCTATTGATGAAAAAGATATTGGTGAAGTAATCACTGATTTAAAGGGTGCATTTGAAGATTTCAAGAAATCAAATGATAAAGAACTTGATGCTATTAAAGCGGAAAAAGTTAAGCAAACCGAAGCAACAGAAAAACTTAATGAAAAATTAGGTGATATCGACAAGCTTAAAACTGAACTTGAAAAAGAGCTTAAAGCAGCAAAACGCCCAGGTGTGACTGGTGGTGAAGGTGTTGACGAGCATAAAACTGCATTTTATCAATTCCTTCGTAAAGGTGTTGATGATGGTCTTGCTGATTTAGAACGCAAAGCTGTTCAAACCACTAGTAATCCTGATGGTGGCTTTGCGGTACCAGAAGAACTAGACCGCACATTATTGGAACTTTTGAAAGATGAAAGCCCAATGCGCAGCGTTTGTTCGCAAATTACTGTTGGATCGTCTGATTATAAAAAATTGGTCAATCTTGGTGGTGCTGGTTCGGGATGGGTGGGTGAAACAGATCCACGCCCTGCAACTGGAACACCAACACTTGCACAACTTCAGGCCACAATGGGGGAAATCTATGCAAACCCTCAAGCAACACAAACATCATTAGATGATGTGTTCTTTAATGTTGAAAACTGGATTTCGACAGAAGTTGCGCAGGAATTCGCTGAAAAAGAAGGTCACGCATTCTTGCTTGGTGATGGTTCAAAAAAACCAAAGGGTATTTTAGCCAATACGTTGACCACTGAGACGGATAAAGTTCGTGCATTTGGTTCGCTTCAACAGATCCTTTCAGGTCAAGCTGGCAATTTCAACGGTGACAATCTTATTGATTTGATCTACTCATTGAAAAAAGGCTATCGAAATGGCGCTTTGTTCATGATGACAAATCTTACTCAAGCAAAAGTACGTAAGTTTAAAGATTCTGAAGGGAATTACTTATGGCAACCGGGCTTGCAGTTGGGCCAACCATCAACATTGCTTGGTTATGGCATTGAAGAAAATGAAGATATGCCTGAAGCTGAAGCGGATGCTAATGCTATTTTATTTGGTAACTTTAAACGTGGTTATTTGATTGTCGATCGCATGGGAACTCGTGTATTACGTGACCCGTACACCAATAAACCATATGTTGGTTTCTATACCACAAAACGTACTGGTGGCATGCTTACAGATAGCAATGCAATCAAAGCACTAACGCTATCTGCTTAAATTTGACTATTAAAATATGCCTTACTTTGTGTGAGGCATATTTTTTGGAGTAAACATGCCAATTATCACTGTAAAACAGGCCTTTAAGATTGCCATTGAAAATGGAAATAAGGTCGTAGAAATTGAAAAAGGTGATCAAGATGTATCTGATCGCATTGCGGAAGTTGCTGTAAATCAAATAAAAGTTGCAACATTTAAGGCGAAAGGAAAACAGAATGAATCAGTTTCTAACGCTGGAACAGGTAAAACTACACCTGAAAGTTGATCATGATGATGAAGATTCTGATATTGAAGCGTTGATTGATGCCTCATTTATCGCATTTGAAGAGTCAACCAATCGCAAGCTCTACCCTGAAAATGCAGCAATTCCCGAAGATATTAAAAATGGTATTCATATCAGCGATGCAATTATTCAAGGTGCCAAATTATTAATTGGTCACTGGTATCGAAACAGGGAAACTACAGGTAATTTGCAAAACTTGCCATTTGCTACAGAGTGGCTTTGGCGTAGACATCGATTTGTGAATATGGGGTGATTTATGGGGATACCTGCAGGCGAGCTACTCCACCGCGTGACCATCCAACACAAAATCACGCCAGTTGATGACTATAACAATGAACTTGAGTCTATTTGGTCTGAATACAAAAAGCTTTGGTCTAAAGTTGAGTTTTTATCTGTAAAAGATACTTTGACTGCCAAGGCTGCTGGATCAGAAACCAATGCGCGCTTAAAGATTCGCAAACGTACTGATATCACCACTGAAATGCGTGTGTTGTGGAAAGATCAGACTTTTCAAATCGTTTCACCACCTAAGCCTGACAATGAAAACGCTGAAATTTACGTGACGTTTGAGCTTAAATTATTGGGGTAGATATGGCTGATATTCAATTCGATATCCAAGGGCTGGATCAACTCCAATCCAAGCTCGAACGCCTTAATAATCCGCGCAAAGTAAAATCAATGGTTCGAAAGGCATTAAGACAGGCAGCGAATATCGTTCGTGATGCAGCGCG